GTCATTATTTTTAGAAAAAAACATAATGGATATGTCTCTCATGAACTTCTATGATATGGCAATAAATTGTATAGAATATATTGAAACACCAACAGAACGAATGGATTTTTATGAAAAATCGAATATTGAAGATTTTAAGCAATTTGTCGATTCAATGACAAAAGAACAATTTGATAAAATAATACAATTCTTTGCTACAATGCCAAGAATAGAGCACGTAGTAGAATATAAGACATCTGATGGAGTGATACGAGAGGTGGTGCTAAGAGGTATTCGAGATTTTTTCGAATAAGCCTCAGTCACATAAGTCTGGGGTCATGTTTCGATCTATATTTTAAAATGATGCAAAATTATGCATACAGTTTGATGGATATAGAAAACATGATACCGTGGGAAAGAGACATATATGTGGATTTACTGAGGCAGCATATTGATGATGAAAACAATAGGTTAATGAACGAAAAGAATCTAAGAGAAGCACAAACTGCAAGAAGAAGAAGATGATACCAGAAAAAGATCTAGAACAACTTAAGATAGAAATGTTGAATATTTTTCAAGGATCTATGTCTATAGATTCTTCTAAAGAGGATTTAAATAATAATTCTAATATATTTCACCCTAATGTTTTAAAACCTATAGAATCTCCTACTAGAATAGATAATACTGAATTTAGTGGAGATTCGTATAAGAAATCAGATCCAACCCAAATTAACATCAATCTTCAGTTAGACGGAGCAAAATCTCCAAAATTAGTAAATTTCAATAAAAATCAAACACAATATAACGTAAATATAAAAAAAAATGACAAAACTCCACAGATAGTTTCAAATTATATTGGTAGGGATAGAGGAACTGGAGATCCTAGTACATTAGGATTACCTCCTATAAATTATTCTAAATTCTTGGAGTCTACTAAAACTCCAGAAAATAATATACAACATACAGAGCATAAAAACGTCTATATGAGCTTTTTAACCGAAACTCCATATAATTTTATCAGTACAAATTCTTCTGTGTATGTAAAAGAAAAAAATACAGCAAATAATACTCTTATACAGCGGTATGATACTTCTTCCAATCCCACTAATAACCTAACGAGTAATGTTACGAACACTACGTTACCCACTAATAACCTAACGAGTAATGTTACGAACACTACATTACCTGTAAATAACCTAACGAGTAATGTTACGAACACTACGTTACCCACTAATAACCTAACGAGTAATGTTACGAACACTACATTACCTGTAAATAATCTAACGAGTAATGTTGCGAACACTACATTACCTGTAAATAACCTAACGAGTAATGTTACGAACACTACGTTACCCACTAATAACCTAACGAGTAATGTTACTAATACTACGCTACCTGTAAATAATCTAACGAGTAACACTAATTATAATATATTTAACAAAACTAATCAAGAGACATTAAATACCTCTACATCAGACTCTACAATAATAAAACAAGATATAAAACCTATATCTAATATTAAAAATATTGATTTAGGATCCATATCTAATATTAATAATCTAACACAAGAAAATATAACCCAATTAAATAAAGATCAAATCAATTCGAAAAATTATTCGTTCTTTGGGAATGCATCATATTATAAGGTACAAATAGATCCTACAGAAAATACAAACACATTTGAATCTAGATTTGTTGGTAAATCAGAAGCGAAAGAGATAATTCATAAAAAAGAAAAGATATTATTAATTCCGGCATTTGCTGATGGAGGATTTGTTGGTAAATCTACAGTAGCTATGGTTGGTGAAAGAGGAACAGAAACCTCATCTAGTGGTGCAGTTTTCAATTCACCAACAGTTACTACTTTACAAAAAAATAATACAATTCTTCCAACAACAAAAACCTCGACCGAACAAACATCTTCATCTATAATGCAAAATCAAAAAATGCAAAAAGATGACAAATCTTCAGATCCATCTAAAGACAACCTAGAAGATAAAGTAGATAGTTTGGCGAAAGCTTTTGTTGAAAGTTTAAAACCTAAGGGAGAGAAGACGCCAAAACGCCAAACAAATCAAAACCCCAGAGGTTCTAGTATGTACACATCACTAAGAGAATTTATGAGGAATAACGCATCTGTGCCACATCATAGATTATCTAAGGAATAATAAAAAACCCCACATTTCTGTGGGGTCTCTTACTTGACTGGGGTGAATCTTATTCCTCTGCTAGTTTTTGGAAATATTCCAAAGCATCTGTTTCTTCATCAACTTCCTGCTTAGGTGCTTTAGACTTTAGGATGGATGGTTTTTCAACCATAACATCTTCAACATCCTCAGCAGTCTTGGGTGAAGTTGGAGCCTTACCCCTAATATCTCCCTTAAGAACTTCATGGAGTTTGTTCTTCAATTCATCATATGACTTGAAGTTGGATTCATCCGTGAATTCCTTGAGAGGATGTTCTTGCTTCCAAATTGCTTCCAACTTAGAATCATCTCCATCCAACAATGGCGCCGGAGAATCAAATTCCGACTTATCATAATTAACATATCCACCAACCGAACGAATCTTGACTTTAAAATTCGCTCCATTCCAGAGATTAAATGGATCGAGTGGAGTTTCATCCTTGAATTCTGGAGTCATTGCTTCCTGAATCTTTTCGAAAATCTTGACTCCATATTTGAATAGAAAGGTCTTTCCTTCATTTTGTGGGTTAGCTGGATCACTTACAACATAAATGTTGGAGATGTAATTCAACTTTCGCTTTCGCTGTCGAGCAAGATCCTTATCTGCATCCAATCCACTCTTCCACAGAAGACTGTTCATTTCAGATACTGGATCATTCTTAGAAAGGGTAGTCAAAGAGTTTTCAATATACCACGATCCACCTGGACCTTGAAACGCATGAGAATAGAGTTTTGACCACGGAACATCCTCGCCATTGACTGCCGGAAGGAATCTAATAACAGCAAACCCGTTTTTTGCTTTATCCAACTCTGGACGCCAAAAACGATCATCTTTATAATCTTTCTTGGTATTGTCTTGTTCTAACTTTTTGACTAACTGTTCGATACTGGTTTTTGATTTCTTTTTGAAATCGTTAAATGAACTCATATGGTTTCCTTTGTTTACGAAGAACTACTTCGATCTTATAATAGATGGGAACTCCCCACCACATTGTGTAATTATAGCAAGAATAGAATAAAAGTCAAGCAAATGGGAGACAATTTTTTCTCTTTGGTAAAAGATTCAATTCTCTGCCTTCTTGTTGTATTTTCTCTATGATTGGCTTTGTGATCAATTTATTGGCATTTGTGAAATCTAAAGAATTATCCTCTAATACGGCAAGAACCGCATCAATATATGAAATCGAAGTTTCACTCACTCTACCCTCAACCTTTTTTGAAAACTCTTCTTTTGTTATAGTATTAAACATAATGTATATGTCCTTCTTTCTTAATACGACCATTATATATAGTTTAGGACATATATCAAGATAAAAAAAGGAATTTAGTATGCCAGACACAACCAGTAATATTTTAATCACGACTAATGACAATACTGCCATAATAGCAACAGATTATGGAACTAGTGGCATAGGATTGACTGCAGCTCATATTTCTTTATCCAAGATTGCATATGGAGACGAATCGACAACCGTACGAGTGAATACCGCTACACCACTGCCTGTATTCCTATATGGCGCTACTGCAATGACAACGACTATTGTCGGTACTGTGGGAGGTACTGGAACGTTCTTTGCAAAGAATGTTGCTGGAACCTATTTTGAAATTGCTGGAACTACCTTTTCATCGACTCTAGTTGGAATCACTGGATCTGTTCAGGGACGTATTAATGGATATCCTATGGGAATCACGGGATCTATTACAGTTCCAAATCTTTTAACGGTTCAGGGAACTACTAATGGTATTCTATTGGGTATTACTGGAGGAAGAAATCTTAACTCAGCGACAGACAGTGTTGGTGTTACTGGTATGGTACAGATCAATGGACTACCCCTAATAGCTGCATCGAATAGTGTTGCAGTATATGGTGCGGATTTGGGAGACAAGGTTTTAACCAGAATATATGGATCTGACGGAACTACATTAGGCATGGTCAGTGACGCTTTAAAGGTTAGTTTAGTTAACACAGGAATCACCTTTGCAGTCAATATAAGTGCTACTGTAGGAGTAACAAACGCAACAGGTCCTCTTGGATTGAAGGTAATGGGAACTGGAGTAACAGCAGCATTTCCTATTATAATACAAGGAACTGCGCCAGATGGTGCTATTGAAATCGTATCATATGAAGAATTGCCAGTTTCAATTGCTGGTACTCTGACTATCGATGACAGTAACATAACCGATTCATTAGAATCCTCATCAAAACCACTAATCGCAGCACTTTCTTTTATTCGATCTAATACAAATGTAATTTCTACAATAAATGATAGAATTGCTAATGGAACTGTGCAGGCTAAAGTAACAGAAATTGTAAGATCTAATACCGTTGCTCATGGAAAGAAAGATGCAACAACATCTCCAATGCCATTATCCTCTACAGTAACCAATCTAAAGAGTGGTGTTAATGTAAAATGTTCTTCTAGAAACACTGACGTGGTGTATATTGGAAATTCTAAATTACTCACAGCTCAAGGAGATGGATATCCATTAGATCCAGGAGAATCTATATTCATAGAATGCAATTCAGCTGCTTTAGTTTATGTTAAATCAAATACAGGAACTCAAACAGTACATTTCATAGCATCATAAAATGAACCTAAATCAGTTAAAACGTAATTATAAAAAACCAGAAGAAAATAAAAATTTATCTCTGGTTAGATCTAGTATATTTTACGGATTACAATATGTTGCAAAGAAAGTAGAAACTGTAAGTATAAACAGGGGAATCGTTGTAACTCCTAATTTTAGTTTTTATGATAACAACACGAAGGTTATGATCGATTTCTCAGATCATAAAAATATATTAAAAGAATCAGAACTTCTAGATTTTTGGAAATTAGCAACCAAAGGTATAACTTTTGCAGTAGATAATGCTGAGTCGTATGATTCTATAAATGCAGAAACCTATACATTATCAGGATCTTATGTTTTTAATAAAATAGAAAATTTAATAATATTTGCTGATGTTTCTTCTGTTGGAACTTTATCCACCTCTAAAGTATTATACACAAAGAAAGCTTTCAATAATACTCCATCATTTACATTAACATCAATTGATAGCAAAGTTCCTATAGAGAAGAAAACTAAAATAATCAACACATTAGGAATAAATACTAAAAATTCCTTTTCATATTTAGGCGCAGTCGTTGGTGATTATATACAATTACAAAAATTCAATACCGCTTACGAAATATTAGAATATTCAGTGGATAGCGAAGGAAAAGAAATTGTTATAATCTCGGGTCAAATAACAGAAGAGGATAGAATATCGCAGCCTACGTTTATTGGCATTTTAGTCAAAAAATTAAACGAAGCTGATAATGTAGTAAAATTGGACGATTCTATTATAGGCTCATGTACTATACAAGATAATGGTGTTATACTTAGGTGTTTTAATAATCAAACCCAACCACAATGTTCTTGTAGGAATGAATCACAACAAACTACTATATTTACTCCACAAGGTATATGCGTAACTGCAGCAACAAAATTAATTGCAACAGCAAACGATCTAACAGACATACAAACGCTGGTAAAGACTGTAGATAGCTTAAGTAAATCTGTAGCTTCAGTATCTGCTAGATCTATGAACTCAAGATAACTTATAATTTGGTTGTTTTTGTAGAAAACAACTCAAACATTATTAACATTTTATATTTTATAGTTTCCACAGATTCTATATCATTAATAGAAACAACAAGAGTTACGTCATCCCTAAGGACTTCGTAACTCTTTATTGCACATAACGTATTAAATTTTTCTAATTCTCTTTTCGGCCAACCTCCAAGAGAATCGAATCCGTATTTAAATGTAACTAAAAACATTCATAATATTTATATTATTTGCTTTTTACACATTTGTTTAATTCATACCAAATATCTCTAAAAGTATTTTCTGTATTCATGTCATCTTCTGTCATTTGATTTTGCAGAGCATTACACATAAAGAAAGAAAATATACTACTAATAAACGTATAAGCTGCAACCAGTATCACCCAAAACATTGGTTGGACAACCAATGTGCATAACAGCAACGTCATACTAACAAAGCAATTAACGATAAACAAATTAAAAACAAGATTTTTTTTCATACGATTTCCACCTCTAATATATTCTGATGATCAAATTCCCAATGACAATTCGGACAAAGTATAATTAAATTTTCTGGTTTATTAATTTCACTTATCATAGTGTCTATTGAAAATGACGATATTGGTTTTATATGACAACACTCAATATGTTTTGTATAACCGCACCGTTCACAACACGAAGAATTGCAAAATTTTTCGCTCACTCTTGCTCGGGAACGAACAAAACAAAACGCAGAAGATTTGTGTCCTCTTGTATATGTTGCTTCGCCTAATGTCATATCTTCCTTACCCCAAGATTTAAAACATTCCTTACAATATGTTGCCCTTTTTGCAATCGGTATAGAACACTTTTTACATTTACCTGATAGTTTTCTTTTAGGTTTAGATATATTGTTGATTTTGGCAGCACATGAATTACTACAAAATTTTGGGTTGTGTGTTTTATTTCCACAACACCCACATTGGTTTACTGGCATACTCGAACCTCCTATACATATATGTATATTTTTTATGATTTTCAAGTCAAACACGGGAGGCGGGGATCGAACCTGCATAATCCAATTACGGTATTCCGCTTAGAAGGCGGAACCGATACACCCGTCGGGAATAAACTCAAGTTGTATTTTAGAACTTTATATTAAACACTAAGTTTAAGTGGTGCATCTACCACTTTCTTCTGAGGAACGAAAAGACCACCAACGATGACACTAACGAAATGATCTTCTAGATCCTTTTGAGGAAGAACTGAGAACACAACAAATCGTTCTTCTAGGGTAATTCCATTTTTAAGATCTGCGTATGGCAACCATTTAGCAAACATAAGTTTACCTTCTGGTGTTGGAATTAGAACTGCAGGATCTTTAATATGATACGCTACAATCTTTGTTCCTTCCATTGTTTCAGTAATATTTCCAATAACTTCTTCACCACTCATCAAACGAATAATTTTAACTTTGCTCATGATTTTCCTTTTTGTTATCACAATCACACCGACCCATGATCCTATCCCACAATGAACATTTAGGTGGTTGTGCTGTGGGCCAGCAAACACCATACATCGATTCGGTTACACCATGTTTTTCAGAATCGGCAATCGCTCTATTATGCGCCTTCACGACTTCTGTTTCTGTCAATAACAGATTAACACAACGACCATCAATTTCAATTTTAGAATAGTATTTTTTCATAATAAAAACTCCTATGGTATATAGGATACCAATCCTTAATAAGAAATCAAGTTATTTCTTGATTTTTTATTCTCATAACATTTAAATAGACCTTCTGAGAATCCAGAATGTTTACCAATCTCATATCCACGAGTATATGCGATGTTATACATCCACATAGAAAAGGCAGTAAAAAAACAAATACCAGAACAATAAAATAGAGCAGTGATCATACAATATGTTACATTTCTATTATTTTGAACCAGATCTTAACAATGACCTCGATGGGATTCGAACCCATGTGTCCTCCTTGAAAGGGAGGTGTCCTAGACCAGGCTAGACGACGAGGCCTAAATGGGCAAGGTGGGACTCGAACCCACGCATCGTTCGTTATAAGCGAACGGTTCTACCGACTGAACTACCTGCCCTGATGTTATCATTATACTAGATTACTCTGTATGGTCAATAATAATTTTACATTTTTTATTAGATACATGACCTGTATCTGTCTTGATTAAATAATTACTAGTCTGTCTATCTTCATCATGCCCTAATCTATAGTTGATTTGGCCGACTCCATTAGTTTTCAATGCATCTATGTTTTCTGATAATATTTTCAAAATCATTAAAGATTTTTGAGTAGCTTCTTCTTCTGAGTATTCTAAAGGTATATCAATAAATAGTCTATGTCCTGCCATTAGTCTGCTCCTTGTGTGATATTAGTATAGTCTTTTGGGAATTCATGGTCTGCTCTAGGAATCTCATAGTATCGTTTTAATCCAAGATGTTTAGCAAGAGCTCGTTCCCAACAAGCACCCTTGGAGTATTGAAACTCTGCAAGCATATAGATGGCATCACATTCAAATAACACTTCTATATCTCTCCTTGCACATCCTTCATAATCATACTTTCCTAGTTGATTCGGATCTATACCTAATTCAACATCCATTCTAGCAGGATTAACTACATCCCATCCCTCAGATAATAATTGCTTCTCTTTTGCAAAGAAAGCTTCAAAGTTTCCGTTTGGGTGACCTGACATAGGTCCGGCAATATAAATCTTTGGCATCTTGATATCAGACACGATGGGTTCTTTATGCGTCATTGTTACTATATGATTATAGTGTGAAAACTACAAAAGTCAAGTAATAAGAAAAAAGGGGCTCTTGCGAGCCCCTTGATTCCAAATTCATCGGGTGATGATTTAGGCGTTAGCCATGAACCGAGTTCCATCCTTACGGAAGGAATATGTTCGGTCGCCAGGATGAGTATCCTGCATGAAGTAACGACCCTTCGAGTCCGTGATGATTTCCCAATTTCCATACTTCTCTACGAGAGTACGAATTGAACTAATCGTCGAACGGAGGTTCTTGACACCGTACTTCTTGGTTGCTTCCGTCGAGTCGATTCCCCATCCACGATAGAGATGGTTAAGGACTTGGCGTTGTTTGGTGAGAGTAGGGGTTGTGTTGCACTTTGGCATAATAAATTGTTTCCTTGAAAACTTTTGAACTCTTAAAGATTGGATGGTTTCTGCGAGTTTCATTTCAGTAACCATCATTTACAGGTTAATTATACTCTTTATTTTGGTCTTGTCAAGCTTTATCTTAGATAAGGCAAAACTTATAAGGCACGCCTTATGGCAGGAGCATCAAAAATCTTCTGGAGGAGATTTAGTATCAGATGCCTTTATCTTATTCATTCCCATGAACTTAGAAACGTGAGTTCGTAATTGTTTCATTTTCTTGGCAAGTGAATTGTGATCTGTTTGATCTAGAAGATATTTTTCATAGATGTCTATACATTCGGTGGATAGTTCAATTAACTTAATTACAAACGTATCATTATTTCTATTAATCATCATATCTCCTTTGTTACTATCTTCTTGTTCGAAGAGTAGATTTTGTGATTCATCCATTCTCATATTTATGGCATATTTTTTAGCCTCTGAAATAGTATTCATCAATTCTTCTGATTGCTCTATAGTATATCCGTCAATCATTTCATCTACATTGAAATGATGAAAATTTAAACAAATCTTTCCATCATGATTTTTTGAGAAACTAATATATGGATTTATTGCTCCATACATCTCCATATGTTCTTCTGTATATAATTCTGTCTGAAAAATATATCCACATTCCATATCACTTAATACCTTAATCATATTCTACTTTCTATTTGTTTAATTTTTCTATTTTCTGTTGCTGATTCATATAAATCTTTTGTTGTGTAAAAATATATAACATTACTCAATCTAAAACTTTTCCATGAATTATCTAATACATCATACACTGGTAATAAATCTAAATCTGGAAGCATGGGACTGAATATATTATTTAATCCACCCCTCACTGTTAAAGGGATGATTGATGGTATTAATGTGCAATATAAAGAACGGAATCTTCCATTTGTGACTTTATTAAAGTATACCTTGCATACTCCTTGTGTCAAGTATTGCAATAATATTTCTCTTTCTATTGCCTCTTTTTTTATCACTACTTATAGTCTCCTGGCATATCCAATTGTATGCCAAATTTTTTTCGTAACTTCTTTGCCTTTTGTTTTGTTTTATCGGGATCTTCTCCAAACCGATAATTAAATTCAGACCAAGAATGATTTTCTTTTAATTTTAATATACGCATTATTTGTTTATGTGATAATCCGCCCCTATCTGCCAATTTATCATATCTTTCTTCTCTATCGGTAGATTTGGTAGATTTTATTATTTTTGCAGGAGCAACCTCTGTAGGTTCTGGCTCAAATAATAACATTTGTCTTGCTTCTAAAAATTGCTTAAAGGTTATACTCATATGAATATTTATAGATTTTTACTATTAGATCCTTCATTATTAGATCCAAATCCACTATGCCTAATTATTTTTCTGCCATATGCAAAAGTCCTGCTGCCATCCATATAGATACTCTACCCCCAGAAATGAAGTAGCGTAAATGCTTCATAAGACTTTAAGGAGAAAAATGATAAAATCATTAGCTTGTGTTTTAATATCGTCTAGTGTTTGTTTTGGACAAACTGCTACTGTGACACCAACAGAAAATTTTGTAGATAATATTTCAATATGTGACACGTTTACATTAGTCAACTATAAAGGCGGAGAATTGCCAAATAGTGATACTACATTGTTTCAATTGGTTCAAGGTGTGAATTATAAAATCAATGACGCTTTTACCGCTAGTCTTGATATTCCAGTTTATATCGATGACAATACTGATCTTGGTTCTATCGGATTAGATCTCATTTGGAACGCATGGAAGAATGATTCTATCTCTTTCGCTTTCAATGTTGGAGTTGACTCACCAATGGAAACAGATTTCGGAGCATCGTCTGTAGATCCAACATTGGGTGGAGTTGTTACATATCTTCTGCCTTGGAGTGGAGCAAAGTTTGTGCAGACTGTTAATTATGAATTCGTTACTGGTGATGCATATTCATTGCCATTTGGTAGTAAAGTATCTGACGATATTCTCACAGCAGATTCATCTATTGTTTGCCCTTTAGGTGATAAGTTTAATGTCGGTGCAACTGTATGGCAAAACTATACAGTATCCGATAATGGTCAGCAAAATATCCTAATGGGCCCTAACGCTCAATGGAATATCACAGATAACGTAAATTTAAATGGTAGCGTAGCCATCCCAGTGTATCAGAATATCAATGCAAGCGCAGAACAAAACTATGTAATGTCTGCTTCATTGTCAATCAAATTTTAATAAAAGAAAGGAGAACCTATGAGTACAAAAACATGTCCAATTGAATCGAAGTGTTGCTTTTGTTGGAAGAACCCAATCCACATTGCAGTAGCTTTAGCAGTGCTTCCGTTTGTAGTAGCAGGCGCAAAGTTAGTCGTCGGCTTTGTCAACGGTTGGTTTGCCTAATATATAATTTTTATATTATAAAAAGAACAGACATCCGAAAGGGTGTCTGTTTTTATTTACCTTTACCTTTATCTTTAATTGGTGCAGGTATAATTGGTTTTGTTTTTCTTGGGGTCTTTTCTACTACTTCACTATTAGGATAACCAGGCCAGTCAAAATATATTATCTTTTTTTCCTTCTTAGCTTCATTTATCCTAGATACCACTTCTTGTAATTTTGTTATTTTTTGTATTTTCTCTACACGCTCTACATGTTTAGGAAGATTTATAATATCGGATATTCTCTTATATGACTCGGGATTATTATTATTTACAATCGCATTTTTAACTGTAGCAGCTCCTGCAATACCAGCCCTACCTTCTGCTTTAGACAAAGCAGCTCTTGGAGTCTTTCCAGTAAACATACGTTGTACAGCTCTCTTTACTCGTTTAACTAATCCTTCGTTTATATCTCTCATATAGTATATATCAAAGAAAAAACGCCACAATAGTGGCGTCTTTTCTACTATGCTGGTACAAAGGTAGCGAAATTCCTTTTACGCACCAAGGACGTAATCCTTGGGCATGCCCTGTACACCTATATTTATACATATAGTATATTCTATGATATCATTTAAACAATATTTTCAAGAGGCAATTACACTAACTTCACAGTATCATAGTGAATTGAATCCAAAACTATGGGATACCGATACCCTCAAATCTGAGGTAAGAATGCACTTACTGAAGATAGCTTCCGCATGGGCAGAATTTTCTAATATTCCAAAGGATACAATACGGGATATCTTAATGGTTGGGGGAAATGCTAATTTCAACTATACGCCACATTCAGATATAGATTTACACATTTTAATTGATAAAAACGACTATAAGAAAGATCCTAAGATGTTCGATGAGTATTTTAAGGATAAGAAAGAACTGTGGAGTAATATACACAATATATCAATATATGGTCATGATGTCGAGTTATACGCACAATCCGTTGGGGCGCCGTCTCCGAGCGATCAGGGGGTCTATAGCATCCTCCATGACGAGTGGGTAAAGCATCCAAAACACGAACACGTGAGACCAGAATCCAACCAAATTCAAACCAAGGTAGAAGAATATGCGGATAAGATCGATTCTATGATATCATCTAAATCACCAATAAAGCATTTTTTAAAATTAAAAGAAAAGTTAAAGAATATGAGAATTGCTGGATTAAAACACTCTGGTGAATTCTCTATCGAGAATATAGTATTTAAAGAACTAAGAAATCTTGGGTATATAGATCATATAAATGATCATATTACATCCAATCAAGACAAAGATTTAAGTCTATAAATTGCTTCGAGTAAGACCTAACAATTTATGAATCTGTAAATCGCACTGTGCCTCTCTTGCAGGACCAGGCCAATGAATATAATCCTTCTCTTTATTCTTTTTTAGATTTATTAAAAGAGGAATGACATTCTTTTCTATTTCTAATAAGCGAGCATTCAACAACACATCATATTGTGCCTTTACTGCCAATGCACCATCACACGAAGAATTCAATTCTAGAATCTGATCTAGTTTTTCTTTTATTGCTTTTATTTCTTCACTGTCACCAACAGGAGAAAGTATAGAATTAAGTTCATTAGAATTTACAACACTGAATCCAAAATCAGATCCCGCCGTCATATAATTTTTTAATACATCATCTGTTATATCTTTGTTGAACATATTTTACTTTTTATAGTAATTGCGATAATCATTACGATTCTTTCTATTATCATTACTAGCTTTAGTTGCTTTTTTATTACCACCTTTAGCCGACATGAATTGCTGAATACGAGCTAGTTTATCTCGTGTAGAATCTTGTCTTCTAAATGCATGTGGTGCATCTTTATAAGTTGCATTATCTTCAATGCCAGAGGATCTTTCCATCTCTAACTTGCGTTTTAAACTATCCTTTAGATTTCCTAGTCTTTCACCTTGTTCTATATCTATTGGTCTTCCTGTTCCTGTAGTAACTTCTTTTAATCTAATTGGTTTAACTCTTATTGGTTTAACTCTTGTTGCTAGTTTTGTTAGAGTATAAGGTTGTATAGGTTTCGTCGGATTTGGAGTGGATGGTGGGATGGCTGGTGTATCGACTGTTGGAGTGGCTGGCGTATTGACTTGTGGAGTAGATGGTGAACCAACTGGTGGAGTAGATGGTGAACCAACTGGTGGAGTAGATGATGGATTCTCAGAAGCAGTATTTGAGCTCTTTCCGCAACGGCCCATAAGGTCAGAGCAAACTTTTTGTTGAAAAGTTAGTGCTGGAGAGTCTGATTTCATAGACTTCATTAAGCTTGGAGCATTAGGATCATAAATGGTGTCTGCAAATCCTTCATTCAATCTCTTTTTATAAAAGTCTTTCATGGGATGTTTTCTTATTTTTTTTAGTACTGATCATATCTAACATCAGTTGGAAAGTCTCGCTCTTTCCGCTCTAACGTGTGTCCGCCAGCAGATTTTGCTGCTTCTGCAGCTGCTTCTGCTGCTTTTTTTGCTTTATATGCTTGAAGAAGAGTTTCCATATGATACTCTGTTCCTGGACCCGTGGGTCGTTTATTTTTAGCAGGATAAAAGCGACTATTTTTGCGTGGAAGACCGTATCCAGTATAACCATCCTCTGGACTTCCTGCACGTTCTGGCGATTCGTCTATTCGATTGTAGCTGCCTTCTGAGATATATTCTTTGAATGTTTTCATATGAGTATTTATACTGGCAATTCTCTAGGCTTCAATATACCTGTGATGCCGACTGCGGCTCTTCCTGCTTCTAGATTCTCTCGTTTCCACTCAGGATGAAGTTGTTCCCAAGGAACATTGATGTCAACATCAGGTCCATCAGAAACCTTTTTCATTCTTGGAGCTCCGACACCCTTTGCGGTTTCGTGTCCTTGTCTCCAGGATTGATGTTGAATAGCACCGAATCTTTGTGCAAGACCTTCTTCGTGTTCTTTCACACCAGTCTGTGGATCACGAGGATTATCTTGTCTCAATTTAAACGCAAGATTTATGTGTTCTCGATCTTTTTCTTTCTCGGGTTCTTTTAGGTCAGAATAAGAAACGTGTTGTGCTGCGTTATAATCCGCCTTGGGGTTTCTTCGCATCCATTCATCATGAACACCCGATGCCATATCTTCTATATCATGGGCTTCGTTGATATATTCTTTAAAAGATTTCATATAGTAGTTTCTATGATCGACTTATTTGTCGTGTCCTTGTATACTATGTATGATCGACTTATTTTGTGGATTTTTTTGCCGAAAAAATTTGGGTGGGTGGGGGATCCTAAAATAAATTCAGAAGGGGGGTGGGGGGTCTTTGAGCCAACTTTAACGGGCTTTGAGTATTTAATCGCTAGCGTTTTTAAGGCATCGGGAGTCCCATTCTCAAATTCACTGTTTGATGACCGATCACCCTCAAAAAATCCTTGCATACTTATGCATACCCTTGCATACTTATGCGGAGTCCGATAACCTTGTGGATAACTTTGGGGATACTATTCCTACGGCTTGACAAGTGGCAAGTGATCGACTACGATGACATTATGTCTACGATTACTACATCAATCTCACCCTCTCGCAATTTCAACAACGGCGGCGCCTTCCGTCAACCGGCCGCGCCTGCGCCGGTGGCTGCAGTCAATGCAGTCGCTATTCGTTCACTTCCTCTCAAAGTATCCGCTAAGGGCGCAGTGAGTGTCTATGGTCTTGGCCGCTTTCCCGTCACTCTCTACACTTCACAAATGCTGGCGCTACTCGATAACAAGGATGCTATCCTGGCATTCATCGAAGCTAATGCGGCAAGTCTGGCGGTGAAGGCTTAATATGAAGAACACTACTTTCCCATCCGATTTCCGCAACACTCAATCGCTCGTAGTCTATGCGAATGCACTTGATTCTACGGCAATGATCGAGTATGTCGTTCACACGAACAACGGCGCTATCAATAGCAACGAACCTACTTGGCCTTGCAAGTGTCATCGTATCGAGCGGCGTTCGGCGCCGGTATCGGGCAGCATCTTTACGGCAATTCTCGATCTTACTCTTGAAACGCCAGTACAGCCCAACACTGAAGCCGAGCTGAAAGTGATCGAACAGATCGCTGCCGCTCTTCATTGGCGAGTCGAGTTCGCTCCTTGTTTCGAGCGATCTTGGGGCAAGATTTCTGCTATCGTATGCCAGAATCTGGACACTCTCGCCAATAGGCGCTGGGTGATGCGCCCCGCTTCTGGAGTCGCATTCGTGGCAAAGCTATAAGTTCTGGCACTAGCGCCACAGTAAGGCACGCCGTAGGGCGTGCCTTTTTTTATCCCTATAGAAAGATTATCGGACTGTCATCGCGCGCGATGACAGTTATCGGACGCTGCTCTATCCATTCATCCGCATAGATGGATGGATGCTATACACCGGCGCGGCGCGTCCGATAACCTTGTGGATAACTTTGTGGATAAGTACCCTTTTACCCTACCGGCTTGACAAGTGG